GTATTATAAGTTTGAAAAATAATCTTTTGAGTTGGTTTGAATGTCTTATCTCTATAAGAACCAAAATACCTTACATCTTCTTCTGGTAAACATTTGCATTGTCTTGACCCAATATATCCACGCCCGAATTCCTCATAAGAATAGTAAGTGTAATAATACATATGAATTAAACTGAAGCAACAATTCCAGAGATATGATCTTCAATCATTACATCATTTTCCTCACTTGTAAAAGGACACTCAAATTCAAGAGGAGAAAATGACATATAAAATGCCTCAAGAACTCCACCAAGAACTTCTTTATGCTGTGGATTCAAATGAATCAAATCAATCATCCACTTATGCATATAAACATAACGATCTGATTCCATATCTGGCATTTCACGAACAACCTCATCATTCTCATTGGCATCATCAGTTGCACGAAACCAGAGACTTTGATATGAAGAGGTCATGAGAAGTAATGTGTTGATTACCTTGTTATTATAAGGATCATTTAGTCTGAATGGGAGTATGAGTGTGACAGTTCTTAATCTGTCCTAGGATTGCGTATATAAGTATCTCTTGTGCTAAAATCCCGATTTCTTCCACGATTTGATTGGAATCCATGAGATTGATAAAACTTTGCTAACTTTGCCTTTTTCCCTGGTTCTGGTGCTTGATTGAGAGTGATTCTTTTTCTTTGACGATCTGCATATTGTGTCAATCCCTTCATTGCTCTGGATCCAATTCCTTGATTTCTTTGATCAGGTGGAATCCAGATATTGTTCAAGCGAATATCACCAGATCGATCATCATTAGAAGCATCAACATTGACACCACGATACCTCTTACCATAAGCACGGGAGATCTTATTCAGAACTTCTTTTGGTGGTTTTGCTTCTTTGGCTTCTTGTAGAAACTGAGAGAATGTTTTCATGAGTTTGTAAATTCGTATTCGGTATCCGATGGTAAAGGTGATAATCTTCCTTTTCCTTTTCTTTTTTGTTTTGTATTTAATTGGCGACCAACCTGAGCAAATTGTTTTCCAGTTTTAGGATTCATCTCACCAAATCCTGCTCTTTGATATAATTTAGATCTTGTGTTTTTCTTTGTCTCACCCTTTTGACCATCATACTTATTATTTTCAGTAGGACGATTGGTGACAACTGATCCATATGGAAGACGATGTTCGACATCTTGTTTCCATACATCTTTTGCTGCACGAACTAATTCAGTTCTTCTCTCTGGATCTTTTTCCAGTTCTGATGGTTTATCACTATGATTCCAAGTGACATTGAACACTCTCTTTCCATCTTTTGTTCTTCCATGATGAGTCACATTGTAATAAATTCCCGATTCTTTATCACCTACTGACATCCAACCAGGACCACCACTCACATCACTTTGTGGAGAAGAATGACGATTCAATTCTGGATTATCTGCACCATGTCTAACACGAGTTCTTAATCGAATTTGTTGCAATAAACTTCTTTTTCTAGATGAAAATGGTCTATCAATACGATCTTCTGCTTTTTCTTCTGGGGTCTTTCCAGATGGCAACTTCTCATCAGGAGGATAATACTTTTCTACAATTTCTAGAAACTCTGAGAGTCTTTTCTTTGGTTGTGTTTGAGTTCTTCTTTTTTTATCTTTTGATCTGATTGTGGGTTGTGGATTGCGATCAATTGATTTATTTGCAACTTCTTTGTCCAAAAGAATATAAGATCCTTGATTTCCTTTTTTCGGTTCATCATGTCCACCATGAGCATCAGGAACGCGAATCACTTTTGATCCACCACGAATTGCTTCTCTTGATTGTTTGAAAGAATCTTTTGGGCGATTTCGATCATTTGCCAAATCATCATCTGAAGAATCTCTCATCCAATCTTTAATTCTTTTGCCATAATTTTTTGGTGAATCTATATTAGTAACCTTAGGATTTACCAGTTTAAAATGAACTCTTTTTGATCCATAGTCTGCACCAACTCTAGATGATGGTGTAGTATAAACCACATTCATTCCTTTATCATGATAAGTACCATCACTACGAGTTCCTTGTCTAAATCCCGTATCATGAATATCTCTTACTGCACTGGAATTGTTATAATGTGCCGTGCGAAGAACTCTCATTCTTCGTCCTTCATCAATGAATTCTGAGAATGTTTTCATGATTCTCCCTTAAGGTCTTGAATTCTTTTTTGTATCTTTGCAGAACGACTGGTAGATGCATCAATCAGTGCATCAGAAGCACTTCTGACTTGTTTTGCTTTCTTTCTCGCTGACTTGACAATTGCTTCTTTTTCTTGTTTTACTTTAGGTCTGAATCTACCCAATGGTTTCTTTTTTAACTCCTTCATTCTTGCACCAGAAACTTGAATATCTCTTGCAAGTTCACCAACTCTTTTTTTAACTCTTTCTTCTTTTTCTGGTGTTAAGGGTACAAAATCTTCTCTGACTTCAAAATCTAATTTTCTTGGTTTTCTTTTTGATGAAGTTGATTCTTCTTCTCTTCGACTTGCAGATTTAGTCTTCGATTTTTTTGGATTTGTAAAAGGTCGATCACCATGCTGTTGAACAAGGCGTTTCCAAGTCCTTGAATTTTCTGGTGTCATTCCAGTAGATTCATAAACTGACCACACGAATTGTTCAAAAGTCTTTGCTTCACTAACATGACCACCACCAACTGCTCTACGAATTGCATTCACTGCTTGAGTGCGAAGTTCTCTTCTTCTTTCTCCTTTACGAATCAATCCTTGTTTTTGTGCTTCAATATTAGTTCTTTGCCCTGCTTTCTTTTGGTTTTGAAGTTTTTGATATTTACCTTTTGGTTTATCTCCAGAGAACTCTGCCCATCTACGATCTTCTGGCGATGATCCTGCTTGTGGTTTTTTTCTTCCTCTTTCGTTACGATGAGCACTCTTTCTCTGACGATCTAATGAATCAGCATGAGGTCTTGTGCCAGGTCTTGCCCATGTGATATTTTCTCTTTCTGAATTTTGATGAGTATCCCCACTATCAAAGCGATGTCTTCTAGAAGACGCTTTTCTCATTGCAGTAGTTTTTGAACTTTCACCCTTTTTTTCTAAATATTCGTCTTGCTTATTACCTTCGTTTAACATTTTAACAAATACTTTTTAGAGTATTTATGTTGCTGATGACTTATATTCTGGAGGTGGCAGATCTTTGCTCAGCATATATGCCAACTTTCTTTCCTTGTAAATTTGAGAAGGAGAAGGAACATTCCACTTTCTTTTACCTCTTTCTCTCACATAATTTGCATAATTTCCAGTACCAATATCTTCTTGAAACTGTGAAAAAGTTTTCATTTTTTATTGTTATTTAGAAAATTGGCATAAGAGAATACCCTACGATTCACCAACTTATAAGTACCAAATTCATTAGTCATCACATATCCTTCAGCATCAATTCGGTCGTGATTAATATAAGCATCAGGTCCATCATTACGACACAGATATAAACAATCCTCCTTGATCGACTTGATCAATTTCCAATATGCAATCAGACGATAATCACAATCAAATGCATCATCCTCAATTGGACGATTTTCACGGATACATGCATTCAATTGCTTCTTAATTTGAACTGCTTCCTTATCAGAAACAAAAGGAACACACTGTGCCATTTGTTTGGCGAACTTACAGACTTCTTCTACATCAGCAAATGATTCTTGACCATGTTGGATGTATGCTTTTGGTTGAACAAACTTGACATAATAAGTATCATCCCAAATATCATGATCTGGAAATGCATGAGCATCACGAAGATCATTCTCTGCATGATAGCAGGTATGTGGAGCAATGATGATACGCTGAGAAACTACTTCAGGAAACTTGTAAGTGATCGTGTTGGGAGTATACTCATCGCTACCACCGAAACCTAAAAAATCTCCTTGATTGACATATTCTGTATAAGGCAAATGATTGAAACATGCATGAAGAATCTCTGCAACTTCACCTTGATGATTTCGATCAATCTCTTCATGAGTATGATTGATCTTAATTTTGACCTTGTTAAAAACCGATTTGGTTCCTACAAAAAAGTTACCATTGGCAGGATTGATGCCCCACACAATGGCAGGACTACCATCAATCTTGACACTCAGAGTACCGGGTGTCACAAACCAATCAAGAACAGAGAGATCACCCGTGAGAATAGAATCTTCGGGATGGGAGAGGTGTGTGTTTTTCATACTGCTATTGTAAGGGATCCTGTGGGGGTCTGGGGTTGTCAGTGTGCCAGTTGTCAGGGTGTCACAGTTCGGCAGCGATGGCAAGGAGTTGGTGGCGAATGTTTTGCTTTGCGTTCCAACTCGGCCACGGATCATTGACAGAGGCAAACGGTAGTTCAGGTGGCTCTGGTTCAACCGGCACCACCTGATCAGCAGCAGCACGAAGAACCGCTGCGGCAATTTCTCTAGCGTCGTTAAGGCAGTCGTCTCGTCCCCAGGTGCTAGCATTGAAAGCGGCATCAAGCACAGCACAAGCTGCCGGTGAAATTTCTTTGTCAGTCATTAGATTCATCCCGAGTATCATTTAATCCGTCAAGTTTGGCAAGGATGCTACAACCAATGAAAGCACCAATGAGACCGATGGCAATTACAATCATATCAGTGCATTTTGTCCGATGACATGCTGAACTTTTCTCACTGCCATGCGAAAGTTTGTAAAGTCCATAGTACCATCTTCCTCGCAGAAATCCTCAAAAATCTTCTTGATTTGTTCTTCTGTAATTTGTGGGTCAATCATGGTTTCACAGTTTGAATAAGAATCCGATCTTTGGTAGTATCCCGTGCTTTGGCAAGTTGTTCAATTGCCTTTTGATTGCGTTTCGGAAGTTGATCCCATTCTACTTGCTTTTCGATATAAGGTGATGGAAGAAATCTATCAATCTTATGGCATACTTTGTCCAGAGAGTTAGAAACAAATTCTGCAGTTGTTTGTGCAATCGCAAACGGACCAAGAACAATCAACCGAATTGCAACAAAATGTGGAATGTATTTGAGGTAGGGATACTTTTTGATTTCAGTCATTTGTTTGCAAGATAGTTGAGATCATTTGCGATACGTTGTGATTCTGCCGATGACTTACATTCTTCTACAATATAACTGAATCCATTGGAGAATGTACGGCGGATCTTATGACCTTCAGCAGTGTAAGTCCCGTATTTGACTTGAATCAGATTCAGAAGAGTTTGTATCATGAGCAAGTAGCGATTGCAGATTGCATGTTAACCTCACGAATTTTGAGCAGAGCATAGTCGAATCCTTCATCATTCGTCAGTTGATTCTGATACTTTTCGGCAGAAGAGTAGCAGTCAAACAAGCGCATGGAATCAAAGGATTCGCCTTCGTAATCCCAACCACCGATCACAGCGTAGACTTTCATGAAGTGTGCTCCGTTGTTGATGTGTTTATTATAATCGCAAATCCTGGCGGATCAGGTGGGCAGTGTGACAGTTCGAAAAGTGTCTATCCTCATTCCAATGTCTTATCACCCTGGACAAAGGTTGTTGCCCACAGTCTCCACAGTTTCATTTATCTGATTCTTTTAAAAGTTTAACTTGATTCCAATCACTCTTATACACCAACACACAAGTATCATTGACTCGATGATCACCAACTCTTACACAGATTGAAATGTATTCATCACAGATAAATCGGACTTCACCAATCCAATCTCTATACTGAACAACAATACCTTCACTAAAAGTTGGTCTCATACAAATGCTGCTGTCAATGGAGTTTGTTTTAATGGCATTGCTGTATAAGGTGTTGTATCTTTTGGATTTACACGCTTACCAATGGTCTTACTATTAATGGGGGAGAAATACTCTTTTGTTTTGGTGTTGTAGAATCCCCAGATACATTTAACAGGTTTGCCAAGATTATAATCAAAGCACCGATCGTAATGAATCCAAATAGCGGTGATGTTGCGCTTGAAATCTTCATATTCATAATACATTCCTTTCGGTGCTTTATGAGGGAATTCAATCGTTGTCATAGACAGCACGGAGACGATTGGGTGGATAACCTAACGACAGATAATTATTCAGCATTAAATCACACTGCTCTTTCGTCAGTTTTGTTGCTTCTTCATCAATCAATTCCCATCCTGTGGTTGTCAGTTCTTGAATACGATACAGTTGTGTCACGTTGTAAATGCCTCCAGAATACCAGACTCGTAATCTTCTTGTAATGCAAACTTTTGGGCATTGACGACCCTTTCCATAATGCGATCGGTATAACGATCATCAAACTGTTTTTCTTCGGAAAGTAAAATAAATGCCTCTGCATCTGAATCGGCAATGAGGCATACGATGCCACCATATTCTGAAGAAGGAAAAGGAACCCAGTAGTCTACAATATAAAGTGATTTCATTTCTTGTGATTAATTACTCCTTAATTTTAGTATAAAGATTGGTGTTTGTCAACTGTCGATTGATTTCAACCTGCATCTGAATCAAACGCGAATGTAGGTATTGTTGATATGGATTTTGTTGTAGAAGAGATATTAAATTCTCAATTTGCATCAGTGCCAGAATCAGTTTGGTCTGCTCATTCATCATAATGGAATTACTTTGATAATATTTTTGTGTGCTGTAGTTTGTCTACCATTATACAAGTTTCTAATACTTGATGGAGAATATTCATGTTCTCGTGCCCATGTTTGCAATGATTTAATACATTCGGTATGTCCATCATCAAAAGTGATAAGATACTTCTTTGCCCGACCATTGGCAACACCTTTCCTGCATGAAAGATTTTGTTTCATTTTGTCAACAATATCTTTTGGTAATTTTTTACCCTTCCAATAAGAAGTTTTACCTGTATTTGCAATACTTATTTTTTTTCTAGTTTCTTCACTCATCTCTCTACCTAAACAATTTTTGTTTCCTTTTTGGATTTTGCTTATTTTTTTCTTTACTTCATCAGGCATAATCCATCCAGAAGAACCATCACCACCATCAGTTCTATTATGTAATATACCTGTTCCCAAATCTTTTCTACCAAATAAAGAAATCATATATTTCTCGTGCTTAAATGCTTCTTCTTCAGTTAGGTTCTTTTTGAGAAAAATTATTCTTGATTTATCCTTTGGAACTCCACAAGGTTTTCCATTTTTTTGATATATTCTATTTGTTTGTCCTTTACCTATGTAATAAGGAGTTCTATCTTCCCGTAAATATGCGTA